CCACGGAATACAATTTGTTCTCCGTGTTTATCTTGAATATACGTCTTAGCCTCTTCCAAACTTTTGCATCCTGATCTTTCTGGTATTTGACTGTACGATGCGGAAACATTGAACATAAACAAACATAAACCAATTAAACCTCCTGTAAGTATTTTAGTCATCTTAACCTCCTTTAAGGTTAGTTATTAGAGATATCCAACTTTCAGGAAACAATGGTAATATAATGTCATGCCATTGACTTGCTAAATCTTGTATCTCTTGTTGTGCAGTAGATTCACTGCGTAAATTATATGCCCTAGCCCAAGCGTACAAAGATCCTGTTACATAGTACTCAGTAAACGTAGACTGAGGTAGAACCATTCTAGCTTGTTCGGGACAAACATCCATACCTAGTAAATGTATATAAGTCCACTTAGCTTTATTAATAGACTGCATATATTCATCTATCATAAGATGAGCAGGATTTATATTTACAATTTCATCTGATGAGCCTTGCTTCCTATCATCAGCTTTCTTTCTCCATTCTTCTGGCACATAGAACTCAGGAAGATCATCTACATACCTTCTACTTATCTCATTGTAGCTAAACCCAATAGTATGTTTGAACCTTTGTCTAGCTACAAAAAGAGGAACTCTTTCTCGCATTGTTATTACGCAATGTGTAAAGGGTGTGAAGTGATCATTTCTTGCAAGGAAGTCTAATAACTTCTGATCTTTTGAATTAAGAAACACACCCATCTCTGATACAGAGAACTTTGATTCTTTATTAAAACTAACCCTAGCTGCATTAACTACAGTAAGGTCTGTACCCATAGAATCTACGAGTTTTGCCGTAAGTTGGCTAGGCATCTATAGTACTCCTTATTGTAACCTCGTTGCCATTCCCTTGCTCTATCAGAAGTAGGAGGAAACGGATTGTTTTTGTTCCTCCTAAATCCGTTTCTACCTTGTTCTATAATATCCCTCATAGGAAAAGGATATCTTCTTTTATACGCCACAAACCCCTCCTGAGTTGGTAATTTCACAGATATCATGTGTCTCAACGGCTTCTTCAAACTCTGTTCCTAACTTATCTACTGCCTCACTGTAAGGTACTACAGAAAGAGGTTGACCACCACGGCAACCATCTGGATACACTGTAAATCCACGTAGTCTATGTGCATATGATGCTAATGTATTAGCAAAATCACTTACAGTATCCTCATTATTAAATTTAGATCCCCAAGCAGGTAGATTAATAGTAGAACTAATAGACATATCTACATAATCCTGTACATCTGCCTGAAACTTTATCCTTCTCTCATAATCATCTGCTAAGTCTAGTGCAGATTCTATCTTATCAGGATCAGCATCATACATATCAATTAATTCTTGTGCTGCAGAGTCTACAACGTATTGATACTTCCATTTAGTACCACCTGTTAAGTATCTACGTTTGTAGGCTACGGCAAAGATAGGCTCTATTCCACTGGAGCTACCAGCGAGTATAGAAATACTACCAGTAGGAGCGATAGCGCGATTCGCAACTGGTCTTGATATGGATAACTCGTCAGCAAATTCCTTAGAGATGTTATCACTGACACCTTTATAGATTGACAACCACTTGTGTAGTTCTGGGGTAACTTCATACTTCTCTCCTCGTTTAACTAACCATTCATGCATTCCCATAAGACCTAAACCTAGTCTTCTATTTTTTGCTCTAACCTGATGTACTTTAGCATAAGGTAGTTCTGCTCTTAGCGTACCACATATTAAGAATTTAGTACCCAGTTCAACCACTCTAGCAAGCTCTTGAAGTGAATCAATGCGTCCAAGGTTAATGCTCCCAAGATTACAAACATCACTATCATCAGCAGAAGTAACTTCGGTACAAGCATTTCTCAGGGTATCCTTTTCATTATCCATGAAGTTAAAGCTAAATCCAGGTTCAGCAGAAGTTAATGCCTGTTCAACATTCTTCAAGAACACTTCACCAACATCACCTGTCTTCCAGTAGTTCATTAACCATTCAGTATCATAATTAACACTGATGTTAGTCATATCTAATGGTGCGCGGAAGTTAAAGTCCTGTTCTTTAATATCTTTGAATGTAAACCCTGTAGTACCAACAGGCATATCATTCCAGTTCTTTGCTATTAAAAAGTAAGGTATATCATTATGTTTCCAGTTTAAGGAAGCGTACATGGCAGATCTACGAGATCCTCCCTGCATTACATTAGCACCTATAGAGTTGATCATTTGCATCTTAGGAATAGGACCAGATGCTAGTCCACCAGATCCACCTAGAGATCTACCTGACTCACGATATACAGAATAGTCTACTCCAATACCACCGCCTGTCATCAAACATGATTCTGCTTTCCAACTAAGGTTAGCCCAATCTTCTCTTGTATCTTCTTCAGCAGATAATAGAAAACAGTTATTATAGAATCTTCTATCCCTCCCTGCATAGTAAATATATCTACCACCAGGAACAAACTTGAGATCTGTTATATACTTCTGTAGTTCTTTACGTTCTTCCTTACGCATCAGAGCTTCTTCACCTGCACGTAAGTTACCACATACATCTTCTACAAGTACTCTTGATAACTGCTCCCACGTATCGCAACCAGTATGCGAGTATTTTAAGTTAAATATATCTTCAGAGAATTTGGATCTGAACATTGGATTCATGTTTGATTTAAATGACATCGTTTACTACTACCTTTATATTATCTATAACTATACCTTCCAGAGCATCTGAAACAGCAGATGATATTAACTCCTTCATGTCTTCTTCTAATCCTGCCTTACCATCAACAGGAACCCAACAGGCATCACTATCTATCTGGGCGTTTATATAAATAGATACTACCATATTATCTCACAATTGCCAATCTACTTCGGCTTCAACTTTAGCAAGAACCTCTTGTTGTCTGGCAGCTTCTAATTTAGTTGAGGCATCCATTGACCCTATCTCTCCTCCTAAACCTGCATAACCTGCTATATCAACCCAACTATCCTGATGATTAGGATTCTTAGCTAATCTTGCCATCTTAACCCATGCCATGCATAATGCTACATCTTCTCTGGTTACGTGCTTTTTTAATATGAGGCTCCATCCTTGCGCTATATCATTGAAGTTAGTAAATGCATCTCCGTACTCCTTATCTCTATCTCCTGTAATAAGTTCACTTGCTTTTTTTAGTATCACTTCTCTTGGAATCATTAGTGTACCTTTTTATTAAAGTTTGCATAAACAACATTACCATTTACTTTTTCTATCTTTTGTAATGGTTGTACGTTTACATCTTTTAACCTAGTCTGTGCTTCAATAACTACATTTTCAAGCATTGTTCTCATAGTAATACCTATCTCTTCCATCATACCTGAACAATTAAATGACCCATCATATATTTGAAGTTCGTTTCTTTCTGGATCATAAGTACAGAATACACTATAGGTATTATCAGGTAGCATTACTTCATGTACTATTTCTTCTTCTTTGTCGGACATACAGTTAACTCCATAAAATCATCAGCATACATCAATGCCAATGGACGTTTTCGATCACCTTTTAATATTGCTACTGGTTTTGTAGCTTTCATCATATTAGTTTCAGCCTGTTCCAAAGCAGCATATACAGCAAAGGATGATCTTGCTTTGCATTCAACTGTCCAAGGAAACAATCTACGTGCCAAAGGACTAAGACCTATATCAGGCCCATTAACTCCACCAGGAGTTGACGTAATATCATCATCCTCGACACCTTTAAGATGTTGTTGAAGGTAATTACGTACCCACTGTTGAAGCTTGCGTCCTTTGGCTTTCGCAGACGCTACACTTATTCTACTTGAAGACCGTGTAGTGGTGGTAGGCATTTGCTGACTTTGATTTAGGGTTGCGTTCATACTTTAGATCAGGCCAACAAGTGTATCTAAAACTACAGTAAGAGCAAGTCATACCTAATTTTCTATTACCTGTTGGTTTACGATAAAAGAACTCTTCCTCATCAGTAAATCCACGTACAAAGTTGTTTTCCGTGGCTTCTTTATAACGAGTTATCGTATCTTCTATCTTGTTAGTATAGCTTTCTTCATCATCAGGATCAGCTTGAACTATCTTCATGTCACCTGTTTCTTTGTTGATTGCTATCCAACCACCTGCCTTTATCTCTGGAGTCTCTTCTCGTTCAGCTTTAGTGTAACCAAACAACTGTGAGCAGTAACCAAAGTCATCATTTTGTTTCAATGCCTCATAAGAAGCGAACTTCTTTTCAAAGGCAAACCTTGACGCACTTTTAATATCCCACAAAGAGAAACCGTTACCATCTCTGATAACTAAGTCTAACTCTCCATTAATGTAATCTCCATCAGGAGTCTTATATCCTACTCTTTTGTTTAAGTCTACTATTTCTACTCCTGCTGCCAGTAGGATAGCAACAGCAATAACTTCAGTCATATCACCGTATAACATTTTGATACGGAAAGAATTAGACTCAGGTGCTTTAGGCCAACCAAGCTTCTCAGCGTGTAGCTGACAGAATGGCTTACCTACCTGAGACATAGAGGGAAGTTTTGCTCCCCCCTTTCTCCTGAAGTTGAACTTACCTAGCTTACTATTAAACATCTGACTAGCACGAAACACTATGTCATCTGGAATCTTAGGATCACCTGCTAGGTAAGAATCAATAGTTGTTTGTAGATCCATCCTAGAATGGGATCTCATCGTCAATGGTTGCACCTACATCCAGATCAGTTTTTACCTGACTAGGAACCATATTCTCTCTCATCTTATCAGCTACTTGTTCATTCTCCATAGTGATAAGATCAGCAAAGTCTTGTAGATATCCTCTTGTAACATCAGTCAATGCTCTACGCTCATTAACCATAGGTGTATACTTCAACACAAAGTACTTATTAGAACCTGCTTTCTTTAGTTCATAACCTATCTTTATATCACAATTAAAAGGCTCCATCTGATACTGCTTCTTAATGGAAGGTAGTAACTTACCAATCTCAAAGAAGTTTGATGGACCTAGCTTGATTCTAAATGGAACCTCATCAATCTCTACCTTCTCACCAGAGGCAGCAACAGGATTATCCATACGTATCAAACCAAAAAGGTTTCTACTTAACTTAGCTTTAGATGCAGTAGCATAGGCAATAGGATCAGAAGCACGTAGCTTCTCTCTTTCTGCATTGCTTACCCAACCACACTTATCTCCACCAAACCAATCCAACGCTTTATTCTTAAAGCTCATAAAGTGTTGAGATATGTTAGAGAACTTCTGAGAGTCTGGATCGTATACAGAAGTTTGCATAGTCTCTGCAAAGATCCTGAAGTAGGTATCTTTAGCAAAAACATCACCATGATCAGGATGATTCAATGCTATTGATGGTGCAGGAATACCCTCTACCATTTCTCCATTGTGTTCTGTGGTATTGTCCTTGTTAATCCTGGCCCTTGCCAAGTTAGGTCCACTATCCATTGGGACAGTGTATAACATGGAAAAGTCAGTAGTATTTTCGTCTATCTTAATTAGTCCGTTCATGTAAAACTCCAATCATTAAATGAACAATGCTTATAACATAAAGTGGTTTATTTGTCAAGGTTATTTTTCTCCAATTCATAATAAAAATCTGCTATCTTATATAGTTCTTTTGATGTAGCTGTATTTTTTATTGTATTAGCTTTTACGGAAACTACAACTACATTATCTTTTGTATACTCTTTATTGTTATCTATTCTATCGAAAGATAAATTCCAAGGGCTATTAATATTAAAAACAAATGGAACTTTATAAATAGGACACTTTAAATCTTTAGGTATTAAATCTAAAATGTCTTCTGGTGTTAATTTGACAGATATATTATTTAAATTTTTTCTTCTTTTCGTATCTGCTATAAGTCTCTGTCTTCTTAAAGAAGCCCATTGTCTAGTAATATCTTTAAAAGATTCTACCTTTCTTATTATTTTTCTTCTTGCTTCTTTAGCTCTATTTCTTCTTTGCTTAACTTCTGGTTTTTGTCTGTATTTTCTTGCTGCTTCTTTACCCTCTGGACTTTGATTATATTCTTTTCTTTTTTGTTTACCCTCTGGACTTTGATTATATTTTCTTTTCTGTAAATTTATCTTTTCTTTAACTTCTGGTTTTTGTCTGTATTTTCGCATAACTTCATTGCGTTTTAATCTATTTTTAGAAATTTTATAGTATGCTTTATAATATTCTTTTGCATAATTTTTTTTTCTTTCTTTACGTTCTAGTTCATTATCTATTATCTCTAATTCATACTGTTGCATTAAACTCCTCCTGATCCATCCAGTTACTTCCATGAGACATTTCTACCTCAAGAGGAATGTAATCAGATAGACCAAATCGTTTTTTAGCTTCATCTTGTGCATCCAGGAGACACTGTGGGCCTATATCCTTAACTATATCTATCTCATCTGGATGAGTATCTATGAGTACACTATCATGTACTGTATTAATTACAACACTTTTTAATCTTTTCTCTTTTAGTTTATTGAATAATAATATCACACCTAATGGTACAATCTCTGCTGTAGCTACTGACTGTACAGGATAGTTTACTATCTGTGTTTTGAAGTTAGCATTACCTGATCTGTTTCTTTGGCAGTCAGGAAAACTAAACTGTCTACCTGTAGCAGTAG